CCGGGGACGAAGAGCTTCTTCCGTTCATGGCCTCACTTGCCGCCGCCGGGCGCACTCAAGACGAGATCATGCAGATTATGTCTGCCTCGCTCGACATGGCAGCGTCCGGAGCGTTCTCTCTTGACGGGGCAGTCCGCAACCTGAATAAGTCCTACGGTGGATTATCCGGTGAACTTGGCGAAGCGATACCGGAGATCAAAGCACTCACTTCTGAACAACTCAGAAACGGCGCGGCTACAGAACTGATGGCAAAGCGGTACAAGGGCATAGCCGCCGAAACCGCGAAGGCAACCGGATCACAGGAACAGCTCGCAAATGCGGTGGGGGATCTCAAGGAAGAGTTTGGCGCGTCGTTTGAGAAGTCAATCGCCCCTGTCCGTCGGTTCTTCACAGAGTTTGTTTCTGGATGGGCGAACGCGAAGAAGGCAAAGCGCGAATACTATGAGGACGTTGAATCGGCAGCAGAGGGCGAGGCAAATGAACGCGGGGCGACCGCCCTCGCTAACGAAAAGCTGATTGAGTATCTCGCTGCCGCCGAGGACTATGAGGCGGGGCTTGCGTATAACTCGGAAGAAACCAATAAGCAACTCCGGGAACGGCGCGATCTCCTTTACGAAGAATACTCGCAACTTCGAAGCCTTGCAATTACAGCAAGGTACAGGGGCGACGAAGAAAAGAAGGCAGCGAAGGCCGCCGAGAAATCAAAGCTGGAAGATAAGTCACTCACAGAATATATTCTGCAAGCAACCGCCGCGCGTGATAAAGCCATCGAGTCGATCCGTCTCAAGGCACAGGCCGACGGCGTTGAAGTTGACGAAATGGAAATCCTCAATGCTCACGTCGCCGCGTATGTCGGGCTTATCACAGAGTCAGGCGGAAGGATAACGTCGAACAACGCGCTTGCCAAAGAATGGCTTGGAACGATTAGAGATCAGACAACCTCGCTTGCAGCGCATAACGCCGAATTGTTGAAAGCCGCCGATCTTGAAGATGCGCTCAAGTCCGCAATGGAAGCAATCAACTTTGACGACCGTGACGAGTCAGTCAAGATGAAAGAACAGCTTGGCAACCTCGACACCATATATAAAAACGTTATGGCAAATGAAAAAATACTTGCAGGTGACAAAGTATCTCTTTGGATGGAGTACGCAGACAAGCGAGAGCTACTTGAAAAGCAAATTACGCAGGCAGAGGCGGAAGAAGAAAAAGCAAGAACACAGGCCTCGCGCGAAAAGACGATAGCGCTTCTCGAGATTGCGAACGAGTTCGCTACAGAGTATCAAAACCTCATGACCAACATAGCGACTCTTGCATACCAGATGATCGAGGACGACGCGACTATCAAGACCGCCGCGCTCGACAAGCAATATGAGGCCGGGGAAATCAGCCTTGCAGAATACGAAGACAAGAAAACAGAGATTGAAAAGAAGGCCGCGAAAGATCGGTACAAAGTACAGATGTGGGAATGGACGGCGCAGATCGCAACAGCCGTAGCAAACACCGCTCTAGGAGTCACGAAGGCACTTGAGATGGGACTCCCTGGTATATTCATAGGTGCGCTTATCGGGGCAGCCGGAGCGGTTCAGCTTGCCACTATCTTAGGGAGTAAGCCTGTCCCCCCGTCATTTTCTACTGGCGGCGTTATCAGTAGCACAAGCACGATAGGGGACAATACGCTTATAGCCGCGAATGGGAAAGAGCGCGTCCTTACTGCACAGCAGAACGCTGCATTTGAAGACATGGTATATGGGCGTGGCAGAAGCACTGGCGTAAAAGTATATAACTACGCCGCGAATGACGTTCACGCCCGGGCAACCGTGACAGAGGACGGGATCAAGGTGGTTATCAACAAGACCGTGGCAAAGAGTATGCAAGACGGGAAATACAATGACAGTTACAGAACTATGCAAAATGGACTTAATGGTATAAGATTGACCAACTAGGGGGAATCATGGCGACGACATGGCCTGTAGGCGTGAATCAGAAAGCATATGGAATGGACGTGGCCCCCGGCGACAACGTGGAGCGCGTCGAGCTTGAATCAGGGAAAGCCAGAACGTTCCAGAAAAACAGCGTAAACAAAAAGCGCCACTCTTTCATGCTCGACATGGTCGACGACGGAGTAGATAGCGAGTACCGTACTTTCGTAAACTGGTGGGACTATAATCTCGCCTCTGGGTCGCTTTCCTTTTTCTTCCCTGACCTCATTACCCATTCCGGGAACACCGAATACCGCCCGACGGGGCAGTATTCAGCGGTAGGGCAAAAGCACAAGGAAGTGACGATTGAAGTTGAGGAAATGTGACCGAGATATTTAACCTCCTAACAGACAGAGCCGGTGCCTATTCTCTTCCGTGGCTTATCAAGCTATCAAACGCCGATGCTTCAACAATCATCTACCGTGCCGGGAATACGGAGGACGTTGTATACGGCGGGCATACTTATGTATCAACCTCGCTCGAATACAAGCCCGCCGCGGAAGTGTTGGGCTTCGACGGCGGGGCGTCGCTTTCAATCTATTGTGGAAAAGATGATACCATCATAGACCTGATTGAAAGCAACCGCACAATCCTTCTCGAGGTTGTCGGAGCAATCAATGACGACGGAACGATAACCGCGATACGCGTATTCTCACATACTACCGGGGCGGTAGACTGGGACAAGACAAAAGCAACCTTCACGTATGAAAAAGATGAACGCCTGTCGATGACGTTCCCCGCTATTGTGATATCAGCAATCAATGCAAGGGGCTTGCCGTGACGTATGAGGATCTTCTGATTGTCCCGTACAAAGAAAACGGGCGCGACGAGAACGGGATGGACTGCTACGGGTTTGTTATCGAACTACTCAGGCGGGCAGGCAAGAAACTTCCCGACCTTGCATATCTCGAAACGATCCCCGAGGCCGAGCTTTACGATTGCGTATGCTCGCTTGGTCTCATCGAGCGCGGGTATCCCGAGGCGGGGCTTATCGCACAGTGGGTCTACGACGGGACGCTCCATGTAGGATACATGGTCAACAAGAAAACTGTCGTGCACATGACGTTCTCCGGGGTTCGCGTGACCCCGATAGGTATACTCTCCGGCGTAAAATACTTCGAGGTGGAATAATGCAGGCAATCAGGTACAAGGATTTATCAGACAGTTATTCCGCCGTAGTTATCGAAGCGGGTAAAACGATACAGCAGAACTTCCCGGAACTCACGCTGTCCGATCAGGTGATACTTGTCAACGGGAAATTGACAACGCCAGACTATATCGTGCAACAAGGTGACGCGGTTGTTCTCCGGTCAATACCTCACAGCTCGATAATAACTATTATCGTTGTCGCCGTTGCGCTTATAGGAGCCGCATACACCGGGTACCAAGCCTACCAGCTACGCAAGCAGGTAGAGCGTATGCAGGACGAGATGAAAAGCGTCAACGACGAGGTGGTAGCCGTCCCAATGTTGCAGGGCGCGCAAAACCAGTCAGCAGAAAACCGCTACCTACCCTACTTCATCGGTCGTAACTTTTTCACCCCATACAAGCTGACAGATATGTGGAAAGAGATACCGGATACGCGTTTAACTTCTGACGGACATAGACTCTTTCGTATTGAAGAACTGAACCACGTCATGCTCGAGTGTGGGTACCAGCAACTTCTCTTTGAAAGTATTTCTACTGACGACGTGAGGATTAAGACCTTTACCGATACGGCTCCGCAAGACGGGATTTATCAAGCTGATGCAGATTCCCCGTTTGTAGGCGATGCGTGGTATCCGCCTGAGGTCGAGATATACCAGTCAACCGTCGGGACGGCAACACAGAGAACATACAAGCGCCCTGTCAAACAGGTGCCGCTCAACATCGAGATCAAGAAAGCCGACGATCCGGCATACGAGGACGTTATACTAACCCTTCCACAAAATACCATGAGCGCAAAAATCTGTATGCAGTTTAATGGGCTTAAGGCATACGACTCAAAAAACAATTCTATCCGAAGGATATTGAAGTTCCGAGCCGAAGTCTCTCCGGACAGCGGAACGACATGGAGAGCGGTACCGTTCTTCTATTGCGACGATGCCCCGACGCTTGGGGACTTTGAGCGCGCGGCAGTTAATAAGAATCAGTTTTATGAAACCCTCACGTTCGCTCCTACCTACGCGGTAATGAAGCCGCTGACTGCTCCAATGCTTTTGCGGATAAAGTGCCTCTCAAATGCCTATGACGGACAGGCGCTCGATACCGTAGGGCTACCATGGATGACGTGTGAACTCTACGACAACGATCTATCAGCCGCCGCGAATAACTTTGTACGTGCTCCCGTTATTGACGATCCCGAATACGGGAAGGCGTGTCTCTTGCGCGTTAAAGTCCAGGCTACGCAGAGCATTGAGGATAAGTTCTCCAAGATAAATATCGTGGCCTCAGGGATAGCAAGAACGTGGAACGGTACGGTATGGTCGCCCTTGAAACATAAGACAAGCAATCCAGCCGCGTGGCTTCTCGAAGTCCTTACATCAACGGCGCATAGTCCGTCAAAGTGTACCGATGCGGAACTCGACCTTGACGCCTTCGGTGATCTCTATGAATACTGCACGGCGAACAATCTCGAGTGCAACATGGTAATCACGGAAGGGGACACGAAAGAAAATATACTCAAGAAGATTTGTTCTACTTGTTTCGCCTCTCTCTACCGATCCTATACGGGAAAGATATCTGTCGTATACGATGACGTCAGGGAGAACGCGATAGCAGTGTTCAACACGCAGAACGTCATTTCCTTCCGCAATCGCAAAGACCTGTCAACCATTACCGACGGTGTTCGGGTTTCGTACATCGAGGCGGCAACATGGAAGCAAGATGCGGCCTTGGTCATGCGGCCCGGGAAAACACGAGACGGTACGTCGGTTATCCGGGATATCAGCATCGACGGGGTGACAAACTATAATCAAGCAGTGTTTATCGCTCGCAGGATTATGGCTCAAGAACTCTACCGACAAAAGGAAACCACAATCCGCGTCGGTAAAGAGGGAGCCTTCTATACCCCTCTTGCGAAAGTCCTCGTTCAGCATCCTTCCCTCAAGATCGGTCTCGGATCGGCAGAGATACAATCTGTCGTAATGTCCGGGACGAACATGACGGGCCTTGTTCTCTATGACCCGATAGAGTACCAGTCAAGCTATGCAGATGGATACGGCATGATCGTCCAGTGTATATCAGATACCTATTGCACTCCGCTTTCAAAGCAATACACCGCAATCGCTGACGGAATGGCGAAAACAGTAACATTCTCTACGCCTATCAACACGCTCACGGCTCCGGCAATTCCTCACGCAGGAGATATTCTGTCATATGGGTATCTTGACTCTGGCTCTTTTGACACCATTACTTCCCCCATGCTGATAACCGGGATTGACAGGGACGATACCGGCTATGTGCTTTCACTTGTCGACTACAATGCAGATATCTATACAACCGGGGCTTACCCTACCTACACCCCGAATATCACGCAACCTACCGCAAGAGGATTCACTCCCGTATCTACCGTCCCGACGATGGAGGACGTTATATCCACGGTCGAGCAAGCGAAAAGCCCGATCACTGTCTCAGGTATCCCGATATATGTAGCGCGGAAAACCTGTCTTGCCAATTGCGAGATCGCCGGCGTTGATTACCTCTTGTACGAAACCGCAACAGGATGGGAAATCGTCTCGATCAACGAGGACGAATCTTTCACCTCAGTACTAACCGGAACCGGCGTCATGCACGATATGTGCAATCATCAGGATTCGATCATCCTCGCCGGATCAACTGGCGCATGGATCGTTGAAGACGGCGTGTTGGAAATCATTTACGATGCCGAGGTAACGTCCATCCAGTCAGACGGCTCAAGCCTGTGGGGTGTTGTCGGTGGAAAGGTTTGCCAGTTTATAAAGACAGAAAGCAACCTTCTTGCGTATACCGGCAGTATCAGATTTACGGACAGCTTTTTCTATGACGGCAGTTATTATTGTATAGGTGACAATCCGGGCCTGTATAATAACATATATAAATTAGTGTCTGGATCGTTAGTTTTATTTAACTCTAGCCTTGCGGCACCTTACAAGCCAATAGTGGATGGCGATGATTTGTATATTGTAAGTAATAACGACTTATATAAATACAACGGGACTACATTTGACGCCGTGCTGTCTTCTGTTGGTAGCGTCTCAGGTATTTGCGTTAGTGGTGATTATATATATTATATCAATCAATCTTCTAAAACTATTTATAAAATCAACAAAACAACATACATACGAACAGTATATGCAACGCTTGAAAATATAGAGCCGCAACCATCATTAGTTGTATATCGCGAATCAATAATTGTTGTTGCATCAACAATAAACACTGTCTTTAGAATATATGACATTCCAGTCGATACAGGATTAACAGAACAGGCCCCGATATATAGTCTTGACGTATCAGATTTATTTGTTATTACTGGAGTAGTTATAAACGGCGGGCGATTGATAGCCTACGCCGCAAATAAAGAGATACTTATATCAGAGGACTTAACGAGCGCGACAATACAAACAGTTACGCTACCGGGGACCACTGTTGTAGACAGCACGACAAGCAGTGTATTCGGGGACGTAATAACAACAATGTATTCAACTACTAGCGATATCTATTCGCAATATCCCTACGGCCTACCATCACCAATCGACTCAACCGTCCGCGCCTATTCAAAACTCCGTCTACTCGGAGACGCGCTCTACTGTGGAGCAACCGACGGGGAACTCTACAAGGTCGAGCCATCGGGCCTGAACCAGATTACCTCAACCCTTTCCGGGTGCTATGCCCTCGCGTGGCGGAAGAATAAAGTCTACGCCGCCGGCGCAACGCAGGTCTACCTCGTCAACGATAACGGGACGATATCAGAGGTCGAGAACGCAACCAGTGCCACGACGATAAAGGAACTCTTTGTCTCCGGGGATTACCTTGTTTGGTGTCCGACGTACGCCGCTACGGGAACACTGTACGCGGCTTTCGTCGAGTATACCGGAAGCGTCAATGTGTATCAGGATGTCACCCTTCACGTTCCCGCTGACTTCCCGATAGGCGCGACAAAGACTTTCCGCAAGATGTCGGCTTACTCAGGGACGCCGGTGGTGATCGATCCGCCGACGGG